ATCTAACAAACGAATTGTTAAAGTTTCACTGGATAGTGATGTTACTTCGTATTCTTGATTTTTAGACTCTACGTTTGCATCTGTTGTAAAGGCAAGAGCAACATCATCTGCAACTATAATTGCTTTATCAAGAATAAGCGCAGTCTGTGAAGTGACTGTTGCAATTTTAACAACCTCACCACCATCAGAAATGCCTGCGCCGATTACTCGTTGTCCAACTGCAGCTGTACCAGAGTTTGCATCAACTGTTAAGTTTTTAGTTGCAACTGTTATTGCACCGTTAACAACTGCTGTGATTGAGTTGTTTGTTTGGAATGAAATGATATCACCAACAATGATTGCTGCGTTGGATGTATCTTGATCATCAACTGTAATTGATAAATCACCAACCGCACCAGCACCATTTACTAAGTTAAGTGTTCCAAGTGGTTGTTTGAATGCTCTTTTGCCAGCGCAAATATCCACACCAAGCGAGTTGCCATGTGTTCCAGCCGTCCTTGCAGTCCACTCACCATGAGAACCTTGTCCTGTGGAAAATGAAGCTTCGTAATGATCATCATCACGAATAAGTATGCCTGAGTTTGCACCAGCGTTTAATACCGATGACTCTGCACGAACTATACGGAGTGCGTCAGAATACTGCAAAAAATTTGCAGCTGTAAAGAAAAACTCAAAATTACTTGAATTTGGTTTTCCAAATATTGATACCAGTTGTTCCTCTGAACTAATTGTAGTTACAGATGAAACTGGCCCCTTTTCAAATGGCCCTGCAATCGCACCTATTGAGGTGGATACTGCTGGGATAACATTTGTAAGGTCTATCTCTCTGACTTGAACGCCAGGCGAAACTAAAAATGCCATGTCTTGACTCCTTTATATTAGAGTGTTTTTAATCTTCACTAATATTTATAAAAAAATAGTTTCCATAAACTACATTTTATATGTGTCGTTGCATATAAATAATATTATGTCAAATAGTCATTACGAAAAATATAAAGATACTATTAAAAAAGTATCTCGTAGAAACTATCGCAAAAGAATTGTATTGCTTAACGAATTCCTTGCAGAAAAATCATGCAAACACTGTGGAGAAAGTGAAACCGTATGTTTAAAGTTTTACCCCCACGATTCTAAAATCCGTAAACTAACAAAAAGAGTTGGTGTAAATAATGAAAGTCGCAAAGAAATAATTAATCTTATAGACAGCTCTTTAGTATTATGTTCAAATTGTTGGATTAAGAATGACAATGATCTAATAGAATTTATTTAGACCTTTACCAATCTGAATCGTGGGATCTAACTACTGGACTCCAACGTGTTCCATATTCATCAACCATTGTACCAATATTTTCATCTTCTAAACCATTAACCATAAATCCAAACGGAGCCATGTCTTGTTCTAACATGTCTTGTTGTTCTCTCATCATAGTCTGTCTTATGTCCATATCAGTTAATTCTTTAAAATACGTCTGGTCTGTTGCCCATGCAAATATAAACATACACGCAACCAAGTCATCTGTACACCCATCGTCAGCTTCAAAAGATTGTCCTTTAACAATAAACGTAGATAGTTCACTAATAATTTGTAGGTCTTGAACAATCAGTTTATCATCTTCAATCATCTGTTTAAGATTAGAGCAACCTATTCGTTTTACAGCCTTAGTCGTTCTTACACCCAACTGCGCTCTACCACCTGAGAACCCCCCGCCAAGGACTTGTCCTGCACGGCCTCGCATTGAGGCCATAATAAGGTTGTCATACTCCAAGTCAAACTGCATAGTTGATGCAACCTGCTCTCCTATGTCATTTACCTCAATTAAAACAAATGCTTGATTGTATGCTCTTGCAACGTCATATATTTTAGCAGGAAATAATAAAGGTTTTATTTCGTTGTCACGAAATTTTGCGACAATCTTATACGGCATTTGTGATACATCAAAGACTAGAAATGCAGAGTAGTCGTTAGACGTTCCCCTTGAAACGTCAGCTGTCAGTACATATGTGTGGTCTTTTAATGGTTTTTCAAACACATCAAGACCAGCATTAGATTGAATTGGTGGAATGTAGGACAGAACTCTTAGTTTTTGTGCTTTGATTAATGTATCGATACTTCCTAAAAATTCACACTCAAACTCTGTGTTAAACTGTTGTTCACTAGTATTCTTTATAGTTTCTATTTTCCATGTTTCATCCCTGCCAGGAATTTCACTCCAGTGAACCTCTATTGGAACGTAAGTGTTTCTTCCATTCTCTGCATCATTCCACAATTTATAAAACATATTCATACCATGAGGGGTCGATACTATCATCACTTTTGTAGTTTTACCCGAACTGATTGTAGGATAAACTGAACTAAAGAATTGTTCTGCTACGTTGGAAGGAACGTATGCAAACTCATCAAGGAAAATAATATTATATGAACCACCACGAACCGCACTAGCTGAAGTAGAACTCGCAAGAATTTTTGAACCATTTTCTAGTTCCAAAGAACCTTTGTTCCAACTCATTACGCCCTGTTGTAACCACTTAGGTAGGTGTTCATATGCGAGTTGTAACCGCCCTAGCAAGTCCCTAGCAGTCGCAGCTTTGTTGGCGAGTATCGCAACATTAACTGAAGCATTGAACAAAACATAATGCAACAAATATGCTATAATAGTTGTAGATTTACCAGACTGTCTAGGAAGTTTACAAATAGTAAAACGGTTGCTGTGAAATGTACCAACCATTTCTTTTTGAAAATCATACATCTTAAATGGAACTAAACCTTCATCAAGAGAAACAATTCGTATGTATGTTTGTATGAAATATAAAGGATCTTTCATACACTTAGAGTATTCTTCAACTTCTTTTTTTGTCCACTCTTGAGGCACGTTTGCCCGTTTAAGGTTTGGATTGCCTAAGTATACTCCTTGTTCAGACATTTTATCTATTCCCATGTATTAAAAAGTTACACGCTATACTTATTCTTGTTGTATCTTTAGAACTTTGTTCTACATTCATAATATAATCCTAATTGTTTTTTATTTCTTTTAAATCGGTTGATAAAAGTAATTCCATATAATGTTTAATAATAAAAGAAGGCACTACATCAAAATTTCCCGAAACCACCATACGTGGCTCTTTACATTTACATTTTGGAACTGAGTGCATCACCCAGCCAGGAAATATTACAAGGTCGCCCTCTTTTGGTTCTATTCGCATATTTGCTTCATCAAATACCAAAGGACTAGAACCTTCTGGAACTTTAACATAATAAACCCAACTCCAAATCTTAGGATAGTGAGCGTGCATTTCTGTGTATTGACCTTCCGTATATGATGCACCCCATACTTCAGCTGGAACAATTTTTAGTGGGAGACTCTCTGAGTTCAAGGTAACATTAATTATATCCCACACAATCTGCATTAATTTGTCAAAGGACTTATTTTCTCTATGCATAAACCAATTGGTCATATTTGCTTTAACATTAGTTTCCATATTCATCTGGTCACCAAGTTTAATAATAGTCGAAACAATGTCTTCGTGAATTTTGTTTCCAACTTTATCTTTTATTTTTTCTAAATGAACGGGAAGTGGGATATTAAAATTGTAGTGGGGTACAGTTTTAAACATGAGGTAACTCATTATCAATATTGCTCATAATATAATCCTAATTGTAAGTTTAAAGTGTTATTTTTCTTTTAACATCTTTTGTAGTTCAGCTGTAGACCCAACATATAATGCATTGTTCACCGTCTTTGGAGCATGGTTCGGCACTTCCTTCAACTTTCTCATCTTCTCTTGCAGCTCCCCAAGTTTTTCTGTAACCTCTGCAACCTGTTTAATGCCATTGAGTGCAACTTCGTAAGTTCTTGGGTGTTCTGATTCCTTTGCAAGTTCTAGAATACCATCAATTGCATCTTGACCACGTTCAATCAGATTGTAAAGATTTTCTCTTTGATATTTATAATCATTGTCAATATCATCACTACTAGTAGCTGGAAGTATTGGGTGTCCATCTCTAGGACTAATACTTTTTTTTTCAATCTTAGTTGATTCGGGAACAATATTTTCTATAACACCTAAAGTTTTGTCAAGTCGCAACGTAGAATCTTTATTCATCTGAACCTGTCACTGGATTAAACTCTTTTGCATCCTCAAAGAAAGACGTAGTTTCACTAAATCCAAAATCATCATCTGCGTCAGCACTTGTTGGATTTGGTGTAACTGTAAGTCTTTGTTCTCTCTTGGGAGAGTTAACTTCCAAGTCAGTGTATTGATCAACTTGTACAGTCTTGATAACCTTACTAGACGTAACAGGGCCATACAAATAAAACTTCGCAGTAAATGAAAGAGTGTATATTAGTGCTCTACGAGTAGTAAAGTCTCCTTGATAGTTATCTTCATACGAAATAGAATTTAATACAATGGGAACATCTCTTTTACTATCCATCGCAACATTATCATTGATTGTCAATGTATAGTCTGGTTGGAAGTATGGAAGAATTTGTTCTACAATTTGTAAGGCATCATCAGATTGTTTTGCCATAACGTATAATTCTATTGCTAAATTATATGGCACAGGCATATACTGTGCGTCTAGTTGTTTAGCGTTTGCACCTTTAACTTTTTTAAATCGTTGAACACGATTTAGTTTACGAGCAGAGTCATATTCTAAGTTTTGAATTTCAAATCCAATACGAGGTAAAGTAATCGCAACTTGTTTTGTTAAGTCTGCATCTTCATTTAATCGTACTAAAAACTTTTCTCTAGGCCCATACGCAAGAGGAACTTTCATAGATTGTAATATATTTCCAGAATTGTCTTTACGAATAAGATTGATGTTGTTAAACATTGTTCCAAATGAAACAATAACCTTTCGTATACTTTCGTGGTAAAATTGAGTTCCTAACATTATGTATTCTCCGTATCCATCATATGATTGTATAATTAAGTATTATAGCAGAATCGTTTGCCAATGCACCACCTGATAAGTTTGTTATACTTACTTTAAATGAACCAGCTACTACTGTATGTATTCGTACTTCAACATCTAAATTAGCATTTGCGATAACTGTAGATGTTGCAAGACACTTATCAGAAGTAACTGCAACATCAGCGTGTACAGCATCATCAGCCAATTCTGCAGCTAAAGTAAGTGTGTGTTTAATCTTAGCATTATTAGATGTAATTGCTCCAGCACTTGATGCAACATCAGAAGCGACTGCTGTATTTCCAGCACTTGCATCTAAAATATTAAGTTCAGCAGCAGTTGAAGTAACACCAGTTAGAGCTGTTGCCTCATCGGCCGTCCCTGTAACATC